AATTAGAGTGGGTTGAGTTTGAATTAGAAGCTCAAATAGAAGCTAAGAAAATAACTAAAGATATTTCTAAGCTGACACAAATATGCAGAGTGTTAATGGGTAACGCTGTAGAAAAAATGACAACAGCTGAATTAAAAAGAGATATATTAGTTTATTCTAAAAATAATCCTCATGACTTTTTAGATACTGTAAACGATCCTATGTTAGAACTTATGGATGATGTTTACCAATTTTTTAATTTATCCTTTTTAACTTTAAGAAATAATGGAAAGGATGTATATTACAATCTTCCAAACAATAAAAAGAAAATGCTAACAGTTCCTTTTGGAGAAGATAAAAACTTTATCGTAGCATCTTTCATGAAAAGTGATGATGGTTTAGAAGTTTATAAACTATTAAAAAATAAATTAAAATAAAACTAACTAACCAGAAAGAAAAGCCGCCTAATTAGGTGGCTTTTTTTTTACTATATTTGTACTTTATTAACCCATTAAAAACTTTTTATAAAATGGCAAAATTTCTTAAAATTTCGAATGCTCCTATCACTGGTCAATTAATCAGTCTTGACGGAGTCAAAGCTATTGCTACAGCAACAGCTACAGCAACAGCAGTAACAATTGACTATGTTGATGGAACTACTACTACAGTAACAACAGCAGCTCAAGTAGCTCATGATGTTTACAACTCTATATTAGACAATATGGAGGTAGCATTGGCTACATCTTGGCAAAAACCTTACTATGAGGTTTTATTACCAAAAGCTGTTACAAGTATTGTTAATGCTTAATAAGCAAATTAACTAACCAATACCTTAAGAGGCTACAAAAAAAAGTAGCCTCTTTTTTTTTGCTATCTTTGTAAAAAGAAATTATTATGCCTATAAATGAAGTAAGGAATACTGTATTAGCAATAGCCAATAAAAATAATTACGGATATATATCACCAGCAGATTTTAATCTTTATGCTGCTCAAGCACAAATGGATATGTTCGAAGATTATTTTTATCAATACAATAACCAATTAATAAAAGAAAACCAAAGGACTTCTGGTACTGGTTACGCAGATATAACAAAAGGTTTAGCGGAAGTTATTGATACTTTTTATGTAAATATACCTTTATTAAACTCAGCTACAACTCAGCTGGGAGATATACAAACTAACTTATATACACTTCCTTCAGATTATTATTTAATTAATAAGATGATGGTATATACAAAAGAATTAGCTTCAGGAACTACAACCTCAACAAGTGGTGGTGGTACAGCGGTAAACGACACTACAGCAGACTTTATTGCAGCAGGAGTAGCTGTTGGAGATATAGTTTCTACTATTACAGGAGGAGTGGTTTATAATACTGTAATTTCACAAGTAGTTAGTGCAACTAATCTTTTAGTATTTACAACACCAGGCGTACAAGTGTGGAATGCTGTAGGGAAAACATACAACATATATTCTGCAAATGATGTTATGGATGCTGAACGAGTTTCACAAGCTAAAATAACTCTATTAAATAATTCTATTTTAACAAGACCAACATTAGGATATCCTGCATATACCCAAGATGCATTATCAGCTCAGGCTTTTCCTATTACAATAAATAAAATAGGACAGCTTACCTCTCAGTATGTGAGGTATCCTCTTGCGCCAAACTGGACTTACGCTACATTATTAGCAGGTGAACCTTTGTTTGATTCAACCGCAGCGGATTATCAAGATTTTGAATTACCACTTTCTGATGAGCCTTCATTGATAGCTAAGATATGTCAGTACGTGGGTATAGAAATAAGAGAAGCAGATGTGTATAATTTTGGTACACAAGAATTAGTAGCAGAACAACAAACACAAGGATAGATGGCATATATAAACGATTACGCATATTACGCAAATTCAGGAAACAACCCAAGTGATTCAAACTGGGGTTCATATCAATATGTTTCTTTAGCAGATATAGTTAACAACTTTATGTTAATGTATCAAGGAAACCATGAACTTATAAATAACATAAATCGTTATCAAGTTTTATTTCATGCAAAAAGAGGCATACAAGAACTAAACTACGATGCAATGAAGGAAATAAAAATACTTCAATTAGACATCACACAGCAATTAAGATTTGTGTTGCCACAAGATTATGTTAATTGGGTAAGAATATCTATTTATGAAAATGGATATTTAAAACCTTTATCAGAAAATATACAAACCAATTGGTCTACAGCTTATTTACAAGATAATAATTCTAATATTTTGTTTGATCAAGACGGAAATGTACTACAGCCTCAAGATTCTGAAGTAGATTTGGGAAGAATTTTAGGTGGATCTAAAAGCATATATTTAAATGCTTCAAGCCCATATAATGGAGCGGAAGGATACTGTTGCGATGGTAATTGGTATTTTGACTATGCCATTGGTTCACGTTTTGGATTAAACACAGAAACAGCAAATTCTAATCCTACTTTTTCAATAGATAAACAATCAGGGGTTATTAATTTTAGTAATATAGGAGGCGCTGCATCTATTGTTTTAGAATATGTTTCTGATGGTATGGAAAATGGAGTAGATACCCAAGTACAGTTAAATAAATTATTTGAGGAATATATTTATGCTTATATTAGATATTCCATTCTTAATGGTAGATTAGGTGTTCAAGAATATGTTGTTAACAGAGCCAGAAAAGACAAGTCTTCTTTATTAAGAAACGCAAAAATAAGATTAAGTAATATACATCCTGGAAGACTTTTAATGAACTTAAGAGGACAGAATAAATTGATAAAATAGTATGCCAATAACTACAACAAATTTTGTGGCTGGAAGAATGAATAAGTCAATAGATGAAAGACTTCTTCCAAAAGGAGAATATATAGATGCAATGAATGTTCGTTTGGGTTCAACTGAAGCGACTGAAATAGGAGCTGTAGAAAACTCGAGGGGGAATGAACAGTTAACCACTCTACAATACAATGGAGTTAATTTAAGCTCATCTGCAGTATGTATAGGGGCGTATGAAGACGGTGTTAGAGAAACTATATATTGGTTTGTTCATGATGGATCTAATACGCAAGCTCCAGGAGGAGTTGTAGACTTAGTAGTTTCATATAACACCACTAATCAAATAATTAATTATCACGTTATTACAACAGAACTCTTAAACTTTGATCCGTTGTATTTAATTACAGGAGTTGATTTAATTGAAAATTTACTTTTTTGGACAGATGATAAAAACCCTCCTCGAACAATAAATATAAATAGAAGTTATCCAGAACCTGTTGCTAATGTAGATCAAATTATCGAAGAAGATATATCGGTTGTCGTTAAACCACCAGGGTTTGAAAATGTTGTTGGGAATAATAAACCTTTGCCAGCCCCTTTATTGTCTTTTTTAAATATCGCAGGAAACGAAAATTATATAGAAAATAGGTTTTTATGTTTTGCGTATAGATATAGATATGAGGACGGTCAGTATAGCGTAACTTCTTTATTTACTAACCCTGCTTTTGTACCTCGTCCTTTTCAGTTTAGCACTAAAAACTTCTGTAATGATGGTATGCTTAATTTATATAATGGAATTGAAATTGAATTTTCAACAGGAAGTTCAAGAGTTAAAGAGGTAGATTTAATATTTAAAGACACTAACTCAACAACTTTAAACGTAATAGAAAGATTTAAAAAAGAAGATTTTGGTTGGGCTGACAATACAACTAAAAAATTTACGTTTACCAACAATAAAATATATACTGTTTTAGGTAATGATGAATTACTAAGACAATATGATAATGTTCCAAGATTAGCTAAAGCTCAGACAATACAGGGCAATAGATTAATGTATGGTAATTATGTAGATGGATACAACATAACAAGACCAGATGCAAATGGTAGTCAAATTGCTATCGATTTTAACACAAGCGTTGTTAATACACTTCTTGGTTTCGCAGAACTTCCTTTAGGTCTTTTAAATAGTGGAATACCATATACTATAGATCCCAATCCAGGACAAAGCGAAACAATTGTTAACTCAAAAGTGACAATAGATTTAAGTCCTATTGCAGATAAATTAAAAGCAAATTCTTTATTTGGATTAACTTTTAACTTCGATAGTGATAAAAGAGTTTTTTTCCCTTCTAACAGTTCTGAAGCAACTGCTAATGTAAATTTTCAAAATTCACCATTTACAGTATCTATAAACATTACATTAGATCAGGATTACGCAAGTCCTTATGATTTTTTTAATAGTCCTTTATTTGCAGACCGTATTGGTACAATTCTTAATACAAACTTTGAGCCTCTTGCTACAGCAGATCAAGGAAACTCATTAACAGATTTTTTTAATAATGAACTTTCTTCTCCAGCTTCAGGTAGTTTCCCTTTTACAAAATTTAATAGTGGTATTACAGATTCCTCTATTCAACAAGGATTTAGGCTTTCTAATTTTTCTCCAGGATCAAATACATGTGATATACAAACTATCGCAATGGCTTTTCAAGCCACTGACACAACTGATCCTCTTGTTCCAGTCGTAACTACTTTATATGAATACTTTAGGTTTATATCTGTGGAAGGAGCTTTTACTACAGATTTAGACACTGGTAGTTTACACAGTGATCGAGATTTTGAAACAGGAATTGTATATAGTGACGAATACGGAAGATCTTCTACTGTTTTAGTTTCTCCATACAACACTGTGTATATAGAGCCTGGGAATAGTGTAACCGCAAATAGTATACAGGTAGCTGTATCTTCCAGAGCGCCATATTGGGCAGAACGATATAAGTTTGTAGTTAAGCCGAGTAAAGCAGGATATGAAACTATTTTTTCTAACTTTTATTATATTAGACCAAGTGATAATATGGTCTTTTTTAGGCTTGAAGGTGACAACGCAAATAAAGTGGCTAAAGGAGATTTATTAGTCGTTAAAGCAGATGTTAGTGGACCTTTGAGTAGAGTTGAAACCTGTGAGGTTTTAGAGATAAGTGCCGAGCCAACAAATTTCTTAAATGATGATAATGAATTGGGTGAGGATTCAAACCAGTTAAAGGGTTTGTATATGCAAATTAAAAATCAAAATTTTGATATTGTTATACCTGACGATTCTTTAGTAGAGTTTGGAAATTTAAGGAGAAGAAGTTCTTCAAGAGGATGTACAGATAGAAGAAAAATAGGTTATCCTTGTTTTACAACAGATTCTGATACAAACGTTACTACAAATTATACAGTCCCAGGTGGTTCTGTTATAAGATTAAAGGTGGTTATGTTTCGTAATGACACTTTTAACGGAGGTAGCTGTCAAGAAATAAGATGGGAGTGGGAGCAAGAATACGTTGCAAGTAGAGATTTTGCAGACATGAGAAGGTGGTGGATTGGAGATAATATAAATCCAAATCTTGCGCAACCAGGTAACTTGGCAGATGAGACAGATGCTATATTTAATTCAGCCTTAGCCGCTCCTGCTCCTGGTGGCCCTACAAGTGGTGTAGCTGATAACGTGGCATGTACTACTTGGGATGTAACTTTTCAATGGATACAAGATAATGCTCAAGGCATTAATGATCCATTGTATTTAGGTGTTTCTTCTGGAGTAAAAGGATGTAATAGACCTTGGCCACAAAGCGACAGGACTTCGGATTTAGATGTTGAATTAGTGGTGTTTAGAGCAAACACATTATGTGTGTTTGAAACAGAACCAGCTGATGCTAATGCAGAATTGTATTATGACGCATCTCAATCTTTTGAAATATCACAACCTGATGGTTTTCATTTATCTGGAAACAATACGGACCTGAACGATCAAAATCAAACCGCAACACAAGACGCTATAGTTAATTTAAATTTTAGAGATTGTTTTTCTTTTGGTAATGGTGTAGAAAGTTTTAAAATAAAAGATCGCTTAGTAGGAAGATCATTTCAATTAGGTCAAAGAACATTAGCTGTTTCTAATCAAGACTATAAAGAAGCCGATAGATTTGAAGGTATTACTTATAGTGGTGTTTTTAGTAGTAATAGTGGCGTTAATAATCTAAATGAATTTAATTTAGGATTAATAAATTTTAAAGATTGTGAAACATCTTTTGGTCCAATACAAAAAATGCATCCAAGAGAAACAGATATTTTAGTTTTACAAGAAGACAGAATTACCTATGTATTATCATCTAAAAATTTAATTAGCGATAGTACTGGTGGTGGAGTTATTGCTTCTGTTCCTGAAATATTAGGGACACAGATTGCTCGTATAGAAGAGTATGGGATTAGTTATAATCCAGAAAGTTTTGTTGCTCATGGATATGATATGTTTTTTACCGATGTAAAAAGAGGGGCTGTTATTAGATTGAGAGGAACAAGTAAGAATAATGATTCTTTAGAGGTAATATCTCAATTTGGAATGCGTTCTTGGTTTAGAGATGAGTTTTATTCGTCTATACAAACACAAAAGCTTGGAGCGTTTGATCCTTATATGGATGAATATGTTTTGGGTATGAACTGCAAAACTATACCTCTTCCTCCAGAAATATCTCAATGCGGATATAAGCTTCAAAGAAACGGATTACAAACTGGCTCTAATAATGCTATTGTGTCTGTTATAAATTATGGATCTTTAATTGGAACTGCTAATTTTAATTATAATATTACAAGTGGATCAATAACTATTTCTGTATTATGGAATGGTGTTACAACCACAAGTTCTACTTTAACTGGATCAGGCACGTTTGGTTTTAACAAAACCCTAAATAACCCTACGAACGCTACTGTAACATTTACTGCAATTACAGACGCTTCGTTTGTTGTGACAGCTGCATGTATTGAACCGTTAAATATTACTGTAATAAAGGTAGCAATGAACTCACCAGAACAAAGTGGTAAATTCATTCATGTTGAATATTTTTGGGAAGACACTGCAAATGTTAGTCCAGTGGATTCAGATTTAGTTGAGTTTGGTTCAAGCAATTTAGTGCCTTCAAGTTATGACGCTCAAACAGGGGTAAGATCATTAGGTGTTTTTCCATATAATGGAATTGATCTAACAGTCAGATCAAATAAAATTAATTTTGACGATTATGACTGGGGTTATCCTGACGATAATTTTAAATATTTATCAAGTAATACTCTTTATGGTAATAATCAAGCTGATACAGCATCTTTGCTTGCGGCAGCTACAACTATACCGAATAGTAGTGTTTCAAACCCTTCAGCTGGTCTCTATCAGGCAACTATAACAAATTTATCTCTACCAACTAATAATCAATATTTATATTTAATATATGATTATAGATTAACAAGTTGTCAAGAATTTTGTTACGATGCAAGTTCAGCAGCTTCTGCATGTTGTGATTGTAGTTTTACTTTTACATCATATCAAAGCAGTTCTGTATTTCAATCAGAACCAAATGTATGTGGTCAACCTTTAAATATAACATACTATCACTCAGGAAGTAGCACGCTACCTGAATATCAAGACTTTGTTTACTCTTCATCTGACGGTGAAGTAGGATCTCAATTACCTCAAGGTCTTTATAAAATAAGTGCAACAGATTATATAACAGTAAATCAATTTGGCTTAGTTACTGCGGTAACTACATGCCCATAAATAATTAAATAAATGGCAGCATTAGGAACATATTGTTTTGATGGATTAAATTTTTCTCAAGCTTCAGCTCTATTTACAGACTCAGGCTTAACTGTACTTGCTCCAGATGGGTATTATTCTCAAGGAGGAATCATAAGACAACAATTAAACGGATCTTTACTAAACGCACAACCATGTGGCACATGTTTAGTACCCTGTGGTTCAGGAATATCTGCTTCTTTTTCGTCTAATGGTTTGTTTTCAGCCACAGTAGATTTAGCTAACGATACAGGGGCTGTCGTTATGTATTTTTTTATGGGGGCTGCTATTCCAGATGGTGTAGATGTAACATACAATGGAACACATTACAATAGATTAACTTGTCAAGGAAACCATGACGGTACCACCATTGTAGATGGTGCTGGAGTACAAGTGGATTATGCAGGTATATTTAATCAAGGTACAGGATTACCTACTTATGTAGGAAGCGACACCCAAGTCCCTCAATTACTTTCTCAGTCACCTTTTAATAATACGCCAAGTGGTGGGGCATGCGCTGCCAGCGATCAACCACAGGAGTACACTTTAAGTGGAAGCCCAGCAACATATGTCGCTCAAGGCACATTTCAAAATGTAACTACAACATCGTCTCAAGTAGGGTGTAATCCAACTGGAAGTCAGGTTTTTACTTTAGTTGTGCCTAAAACAGCAGCTACTCCAACCGCTATCAATGTTTTAATTAGCGCACCTTTATGTGGTACACTTTTTAGATGGGAGGTAGATTGTCCAGCAGCTCTTCCATCTTTTACAGGTTCAGCTCTTCAATCAACAGTTACTTGTACTACTCCAAATACAACTTACTATTTTGCACGAAATGCAACTGGTGCTAATCCACCTTTTACTGTTGACACAAACGTATTTCCAGAAATCGGTAATTTTGTTTTTACAGTTGATAATGGTTCAGTATATTTAAATGACACCAGTACACTTCAATACGTTATAATTGGTAATCCTGGGCCATCTGGAACAACTGCTTTAGGAATTAGAAACGGAGTTGTTGTATCTTCAGTGAATTGTACACCTTAAAAATATAAAATATGGCAACAAAATGCACATCAAATTATACCTTAACCTTTAGCGAAAGCTCAAAAGGCTGGCCTTCTTTTTACTCTTTTTACCCTGATTTTATGATAGGTATGAATAGTTTTTTCTATTCATTTAAAGGGGGTAATATTTGGAGACATAACACAGGTGCTAATCGTAATACATATTATGGTAGTTTTGCTAATTCAACTATTACAAGTGTTTTTAGTCCTGAACCAACACTAAGTATTAAACTTTTTAAAACTCTTTCATATGAAGCTACAACAACTGTAGCTAACACTGAGGAAGCAAGGTGGGAATGCACATCGCTTTTGACTGATTTAACGGATGGTAATCCAGGTTCAATGCTTGATACTTATTTTGAGCAAAAAGAAGGAGAGTGGTTTAGTTTTATAAGAACTAATGCAGGCACTGTAAACTGGCAAATGAGATCAGCTAATGGTGTAGGTGTATGTACAGCAGTTTTCGGGGCTGCAGGAGCAGTTATAATTCAGTTTGCAGGAGCTATTGGTTCTATATTAAATATTGGAGATAACGTATATGCCGCAACTTTAACAGCTGGTGTAGCTACTACAGCTCCAATTTTTATTGGTCAAGTAACATCTAAAACAAGCACAAGTATTACTGTAGACACTACAGTACCAGGCGGTTCTGTGCCAACAGTTGGTCAGTTTATTATGTTCATTAAAAATGCAGTTGCGGAGTCACATGGAGCAAGAGGATATTACTTAGAATTTAAACTTGAAAACGACTCAACAGATCCTGTAGAACTATTTTCTGTCGGTAGTAGTGTGATGAAAAGTTTTCCATAGAAATTTACTATCTTTGTTTCTAAATCATATTTAATGGAATTAGATATACGAAGACTTGAAAGCGAGGATTGGAGTACGTTAACTTCGTGGTGGGATAATTGGCCAGATTGGCAAACCCCACCCAAAGATTTTTTACCAGATAATGGTAAAGGTGGTTTTATAGTAGAAAAAAACAACATACCAATTGTCGCAGGTTTTATGTATTTTACTAATTCTGAAGGAGTTTTATTAGAATGGATTGTATCAAACCCATTTTACAGAGATGATGACAGGCAAGATGCAATAGAGTTTTTAATTCTTACATGTGAAGAGTATATAAAAGCAAATGGTAAAAAATATATATTTAGCATAGGAAGAAATAAACATTTAATAGAAACACATAAAAAATTAGGTTACCATGTAGATACAAAAATATCTCATGAAATAATAAAAAAACTATAATATGGCAGCAGCAACAGCAATAGCAGCAACAGGAGTTTTGATTAGTGCCACTTCAGCTGGTATGAGTTTTTCTCAAGCAGCAAAAGCAAAACGACAAGGTGAAAAGGCTCAACAAGCAAGTAAAAAATTAATGAAAGAAGCAGAGCGTAAAGCTGAAGTTGAGTTTTTCCAAAAACTAAATGTACCTTTAGACGCTTATGGAAAAGAATATGAACAAAACTTACAAGTTCAACAACAAGGAATTCAAGCTTTACAAGAAGGTGATAATCGTAATTTAGCAGCTGGTATAGGAAGAGTTGGCGCGGCAGCAACAGATGCTAATGAGAATACTCGAATTGGAATGGGTAAAGAGATGTTTGAGTTAGAAAAAATGCAAGTGCAAGAGCAGTCTGATATTAATCAAGACTTAAAAGACATGAAAGTTGGAGCAGCAGCTGATCAACAACAAATCGCAAGAGATGCAGATGAAGCCAGAGCAGCAGCAATGCAACAGGGTGTTGCGTCTGTTGGTAGTGCGGTACAGGGAGCAGCAGCAGCAATACCTCTATTTCCTAAGTCAGCTATGGATAATCGTTCTAATAAATTAGCCGATCAAATTATGGCGTCAGGAGATCCAAATATTATGAATAAAACTGCAGCAAATCCTAATTTTAATCAAGCTGAATTTGACAGATTAACAGCTTTAGGAGATCCAGCGAAAGCATCATTATTTGCCTCAACCACTTCAGTTCCAAGAGGACGTTCTGAAATTATAAATGCTATTACTCAAAATTATTCAAAAGATCAAATAAATAGAAAAGGCAGGGCTAATTTTGATATGAACGCATTCCTTCAATATCTAAACTAACAAATATGGCAGAAGATACTTCAAGACCTTCAGGTGCAAATAAATATTCAATCTATGCTCAAAGAAGCGTAGACAGTACTCAAATGGACTGGAACAAGGTTTCTGATGACTTGGTTACAGGCCTTAATGTTATACAAGCCGATAGAACTGCTCGTAAAGCAGCTATTGAAAAGTCTACTCAAGATGCTATAGAACAGCTTAGTAAAGTTCCAGAAACAGGAACTCAAGATGCTGCGTCCCTATTAATAAATGCATCTGCAATGTCTATAAAAGAAATACAAACTCAAAACAACTTAATGAAGCGTGGATTATCAAGTGTCCAGGACAATATGTTGTTTATGCAGCAACAAAAAAATGGTTATGCAAGTTTAAGTACAGCTGTAAAAGGATGGGATGACTGGGCTGTAGAAGCAAGAGAAAGGTTGCAAGCTGCTAAAGATGGCGGTGCAACAGCTTCAGAGTTAGAAATATTTACAAATCTATCTGTTGAAGCTTTAGGTAATTTAAAAAACAAAAAACTATGGTCTAACCCTACTAACGGTAAAATGCAGTTAGTAACGATGGGTAAGAATGAAAAAACTGGCTTATATGATGTAATGCCTGATTATGAAAGTAGAAAACAAGACTATCAAAATCCTAATCAGATAGTTAATTTTATGAAGTATCAGCAAGACAAGATCGATGTTGATGATTTGGCAACTGCTCAAACTGCTCAAATAGCAGACATTATACAAGTAACTCTGGATGGAGATGAGTATAAAAGACTGACAGGTGGTGGAAGACAGTTAAGCACAGAAGACTTTAGAAACCTTGGAGACTTTGGTACAGATGAAAATGGTAATGCAATAACATATGACATGTGGAAGTCTACACAGTTAGATGCTATGATTGGAGCGCCTGGAGATAAAAATAACATGAATGCGGCACAGGTTTTAACAAACTCTGGAAGATTTTTCTTTGCAGAAACAGAAAGTCAGTTCAAGGAGAAACATCCAGGGATATCTACTGATTATATGATTAAAGTAGATATGAGTTCAGGACAACCAGTGCCTGAAATGACTGAGTCTCAGTACAAAAATGCTCGTAGACTTGCTGACATTGCAGTTGAATCACAAGTAAGCCATATAGAGAAAGTTGCAGAAACATCTAAATCAGCACAAGCACCTCAACAAGACAGTCCAGCAACAATTGCAAAAGATAATAAAGATAGAGCTTTAATTGGTTTTATGGATGATGCAAATGCTATTGTGTCTGATGATGAATCAGCATTTAACTCAACAGCACAGGATCGTATAGTTGCTTTAAATAAGGCGCAGACTGATCCAAATAAAATGATTGACAGCATGACACGTAATGATGAGGCAATTACTATTACTTTAGCTGATGGAACACCAGAAATAATTAGAAGATTAGATGAGGACGGAAATCCAAGGCCTACTGAAGATGTTGTTAAAGAAGTGTATAGATATATTACACCTCAAAATTCTGAATATGATAACTCATATAAGGATGCAAAAATATTATATCAGCTTGAGGACGATGGTGGTTTCAGAATTGCAGATAGAGATATGACTGAATCAGAGTTAGTTTCGGCAGCAGCTGAAAGTAAGGCAAAACAACAGTTAGAAGCAGCTGGTGTTAAACCAGATTTATATGATATAAATGGTAATAAAACTGGTGTTAATCCAGAATACGAAGAAAAGCTTAGACAAAAAGTTGTTGATTTAACTCCTGGAATTTCAGCTGATGAAAAAGCAGCAGTAAAAAAGAGAGTTTTAAAGAATATAACTGGAGAGAAATACAGAGCTTTAGCTCCTCTTCCAGCTCTAAAACAAAACACTGCTAAAATTGGAGTTCTTATGGTAGATGGCGCTCCAACACCAGCAACTGGTACAGAACTTATTGAAGATAAAATAGGTGATAGATTAGATGGACTATCATCATTAGGTGGTGACGATTCAGCAGAAGTTAATGATGTTTTAAGTCAGGTTATGAATGATTACCTTCCAAGCGGAGTAAAGGGTGGTGCTAAAGTTGTACTTAAAAAAGATGATGTTGATGATAGTAAATGGGTTGTTGAAGTTTCTTATTTTGATAGAGCTGGAGTACAACAATCTCTTCCTCCAATATATCCAAATGTAGGTACTTTAATTGGTTTTGATGGTTCAACACCTTCTGATTTAAACACAATTATGCATGATGCAGCACAAAAAGTTTTAGAAGAAGAAAACGCAAGACTTACAACAAGAAACCTAAAGGGTACAGGTAAAACACGAAAAAAGTTTAATTAATGGATAAGTTTACAGAATTATACAATTACTTAAAGGAAGAAGGATTAACAGATTTATCTGCTGAAGAATTTAAAGCTGAGTATGCAGCAGGTACTGCTAAAAACACAGA